TAAATACTGTTTAAAACTATACATTTTTCTCCCACTATACCCATTATATCAAAAAATTACGCTCTTGTCAAGCGAAAAATTACACTTATCCCATTAATAAATCACTAGTTACTAGACTATTTATACTAATAAAGTTTGCCGAACGGTCCAAAAGGAAAAACACTACGACCTATCTTCTGGCATAAGAAGATTAGATCGGTCATATACTCATGGATTTCATCTTTTTTAAATTTAGAAACCATGTGTAAAAATCTCAACTGTAATAATTTATTGTTAGCAATCCATGGTGTTTTACCATCAAACGCTACCCTCATATTGTTCACAAAATCTTTAGGCATAATATTTGTTTCTATAGGTATACCTTTTTGTTTCATATTATTAACTAACTCACCATACATTTTATCAAATTCTTTTTCTACTTTATCAAATTCTTTTCTATTCTTTGGTTCATTCTTTGCGTCATTCATAAATTTTGATTTGTATGGTTTACCAGCAGTTAATTTAGTTACTAATGCTAGAGGTGCTTTACCTAGTCTAGCAGCGTCACCTCTACCAGTACCCTCTATCTTTAAATTAGCTAACCTTGATGATGTATTACCTTTAACTTGAAACTTTGCAACTTCTTGGCTATTGATACCTAGTGTTAGTACTGCGTCTTGTGTTGTAAAACCACCTGACTTACCTTTGCCGTATGTTGATAGATCAAACTTGACTTTATATAGTTTATAATCAAACTCGCCTTTTTTATTTTCTACTGCTTTGAAAAACTTATCATCTAAATTTACTTCTTGGTATCTTGCTTGAGCACCTGATATAAGTTTGAGTGATAGGCCTACAACTTTTCTATCTTTATACAATTTTCTCATTACCTGATTAAGTTCTTCTATAGTTTGTGTACCTTTAGGACCTTCTAGTTCTTTTAGTATAACTTCTCTATTGACTTGTCGTCTATCAATTAACCATATGTCAGCAGGATTGTATGAGTCTTTATTTGATATGCCAAAGTAACTTCTTATAGTTTTCATAAACCACATCATAAAACCATCTTTATCGTCCCTATCAAAAACAGTAAATTTTGTGTTAGAAAACTCTTTTAATATTCTTTCATTTTGTTTGTAAAATGTTTTGAACCAGTTTTCTTCTATCTTTTGTGTGTAGGGAATTTTGTAATTGAATAATTGTGTTCTATCTTTAACAAATATTTCTTTTAAACCTTGTACGGTTTTTTGATCTTTGATAATTGATTCTGGTGATGTAAAGTTTATATTATCTACGAAAGATCGTTTGCAAATAAAAGCAGTAGCCTTTTCTTGCATTACTGTAAATTCAGCGTCTTTTACATTGATACCATTGAGTGTTGCCATACATATATTTATCTACGGCCTCTGCTTCTTGCTGGCGAATTATAGTTTGTTTTCCCTTTATCTGTAACTTTTTCTTCATCATTTCTACAATCAAAGAAAGGTGGGAAGCCAAAGATACCAAACGTCTTATTACTATTCTGAAACTTTGTTAACTTCTTAACATCTTCCTCAAAGAAAGACTCTTTTAATACGAGTTTACTAGGCATTTCAACGCAACGCCATATAATATCGCCTTTACTTTTAACCATTTCTGTCTTGTAATAGATGGATGGTCTTCTTTTTCTTTTTGTTGCCATTGTTATCCTTACATGTTTAGTATTAATTTAGCTTCTTCACTTAACATATCTCTACTAAATGGTGGAGTATGTGTCAATATAACTTTTACATTACCTTCACCTGCTACACGTTCTACTGCCTCTTTAATATCTTTTTGTATCTGATCTGCCATAGGGCAAAGCATAGAGGTTAGTGTATGGGTGATTGTAACATTTTCTTCTTTTATATCAATATCATAAATCAAGCCTAAATTGAATACATCAATAGATGGCATTTCAGGATCGTAAACTTTTTTTAATTCTTCTATTATTTTATCTTTCATTATATTTTAAAATCTGAAAACTTATCATAGACATTAGCGGATTCTTGTGGTCCAGATGGTTGTTCAATCTTCTCCTTACTTTCTTGGTTACTATCTACAATCTGTTGAGCAGATTGTTCTACATCATACAATCTCATCTTACTTCTATCTACACCAATTATAAATGCACGATTGACAGCAGGATCATTGTATCTGTTCTTTAATTGTTTAACTTTAATTTGACCAAGTTCTTCAAGTTCTTCATTTGAAATAAGAGCAAACATAAAGTCAGCAGTTGCAGGAAGACCAAATGATTCTGAAGTATCTTCAAGTCCTACGTCACTTGATAGATAACCAGTTCTAGTTGTTTGTGTAGCAGATACAATAGGCACATTATATTGTACTGCAAGACCTCTTAATTCTTCAGCGATAGATTTAACCATAGTATAGGAGTTAATGTTGCCACCTTTAAATCTACTACTAGTACATATATTCAAATAATCAATGAATATTAAATCAGGTTTAAATGCTTTCTTTAGGGCAAGTTCATCTAACAAAGATTTAAAATGACCTGCATGAGCAGACGCCGTAGGATATTCTTTGATAATTAATTGACCATTGGTTTTGTTTTGCATTTTAGATGTTTTATTATCGTATATCTCTTTTGGCATTTCATAAAGATCATCAATAGTTACATCTAATAAGTTAGCGTCAATTCTTTCTGCGATACGTTCTTCAGCCATTTCTAAAGTTATATACAATACATTTTTACCTTCCGATATAACACTACTTGCAACATGACACATAAACAAAGATTTACCAACACCTGTGCCTGCAAGTGCTATGTTTAAAGTTTTAGGTGGTAGGCCACCTTTTGTAATTCTATTGAAGTATGAAAGATCAAACTTTAATCTTGCTTCAGTTCTATGGTAATATTCAAATCGGTCCTCTGCCTGATTTAGATAATCATGTCCTATATGTCTATCAAACGAAACGCCAAGCGCTTCTGATAAGATACTAGGTATCGCTTCTGGTGTATGTTTCTTATCTTTACCATCTATGATTTGAATACCTTGTAATACTGCATTATACACAGCACGATCTTTACAAAACTTTTCTGTTGTATCTAACAACCATTGTTGTTCAACTTCTTCGTGTTGTAAACTGTTTAATAATGTGTTTGTATTTTTAAATTCGTCTTCGGTAAGTGTCTTGTTATTTGATAATTCAATTTGAATTGCTTCTTTTGTAGGGAGATTATTATACTTGACAACAAAATCACTTATGATATTAAATAGAGTAACCTCATCTCTACCTTTAAAAAAGTCAGGTTTAATAAATGGTAATGTTTTTCTTGTAAAGTCTTCGTTAAAGACTAGGTTGGATAAAAGTGTCTTCTCAAACATAATGTAGATAACTCCCTATAATATACTTCGGTTGATTGATTGGTTTCTGTCCTGCGTGTCTAAATGTCCACAATGGTGGGAATACGAGCACCTTACCTGCCTCTGGTTTAACTGATATATCGTAATCAGGAAATGTTGTTTCGCCGCCATCATTGTTATTTAAATACATAAAAAAAACTAAAAATCTTCTAGCACTATTATAGTTAGTCACATCTACATGTGTTTGGAATTCATCTTCATTGTTAGGTTCATACTTCTTAAATCTTATCTGTTCAAAGCCAAACTTTTCTGGCCATTGTTTTAATGAGTCTATATTAACATCTTTTACATATTTGTCAACAACCTGTCTTAATTTAGGAAAGATTAAATCTGAATATTCTTTCCAGTCTGAAAACATGTTAAGATTAATTTCTGTAAATGACATATGACCTTTTAAATTAGTTTTAGATTGTTGATGTTGCGAATCTTCAAACTTATCAATAAGGTGTTTACATTGATCCTTTTTAAGTACATTTTTGTATGTACATATGTAATCACTTTTGAAACTTAACTTGACCATTTTCTAATTGTTTTTCTACGACCTCTATTAATATGTCGCCTATGTAATTTCTGAAATCAATACTTGCTGTATCAACATCATTAGGATTCTTTTTAATATCATAATCAAACTTTAAAGGCAACTCACCTTGAGCATTTTCTTCCGAGGCAAACTTTACATGACCATACGTGTATATGATGTCTTTATAAGGGCCTTCTACAATCTTTATACAACTATAATCATCAACATCACGTTGAGCAAAGACGTATCTATTCTGCGCCATAGAGGAATTCTTTTTTGGCTGCCTCGTCAATTTGAGCGAGAACATCTTTAGTAAAGAATTTATCAGGTTCATTATTGATAGTTTTAGCATATTGTTTTGATCCATCAGGTAGTTCTATTCTTGTTGATACTGATTTAAATATATTATGTTTGATAGCGAGTTCTAATAACCCATAGTACTTATCAAGGCCATCTTTATATGTTAATCTTACATCAATTATAGCATTTTCTTTTGTCAACCTTGACTTGTAATTTTTACAATGAATAATATTACCAATGATTTCTTTGCCATCTTTCTCTTTACGTTTAGATAGATATACTATATTACTTGCAGCGTATTTAAGGCCAGAGCCACCACCCATCTCCTTTTGAGGAAACATAGAACCAATTACATCATATGTATGATTGGTCATAATCATAGGTACTTTTGCTTTGCCAAGTTTTAAAGTCAATACTCTAAATGCAGCTTTTACAATCTGCGATCTAGTCATATCTCTTGTTTCTTTACCTTCGGCAGTATCTTCCATTTCTTTTGTAGTAGATAACATTCCTAAACTATCTAATACAAACATTAAAGGTTTTCTAGTTTTCTCGTTTTGTTCTATATATTTGTCAATCACTTTGATTGATTGATGTCTAAACTCTTGTACTGTGGCAACTGGTACAATAACCATTCTGCTACTGTCTATACCACGACTTTCAACTAAATCTTTTGTTAACGCACTTTCTGATTCAAAGTAAATCACACCTGCGTCTTTGTTTTTTTCTAAAAATGCTTTTACTATTCCTAATGCAAAGAAAGTTTTACCTGTTGCAGCTTCACCTGCAATTGCTGTAATCTTATTTGATGGCATACCACCATAGATTGATCCTGATAGTAAAGCATTGAAGGCAAGGGAACCTGTATCAATAAACGAATCAACGTCACCTGCTTCTACACCCTCACTTACTAGTGTGGCGTATTCATTACCAGTTTCTTTTATTATGTCTTTTAAAAAATCACTCATATTAATTCTCCTTAATTGTATCTATTATATCATATTTGTGTTTATTGTCAAGCGTCATTAACCTTACAATTGATCTGACAAGCAACAGGTGCTGTATCAGGATTCTTCCAACTATCTGGTAAAATTTTAGTAAACCATTCATTATTTAATATGTTTTTTAACGTATGATTCTTTAAGTTATTTTCATCAAAATTGTATTTACTTATTACTGGATCATTTGCCCAATCAGTTCTAAAATGATTTATTGGAAAATCTTCTTTTAGATAACAACATTGAAATACCTGACCATCAGGATTTATCATACATCTTTTTAACTCTTTCCATTTACATATAATTTTTGGCATGTACAGCTCTTTCTAAAGTATCTGCTTCACCATTTTCATTAATAAAATTAAATATATGGCCATCAAATCTATCTGACGGATATGATATATGATTTTTAGAACCATTTTTAATCGCTAGTTTTTTTATTTTTTTTTCATACATCTCATTATGTTTAAACAATACAGTTTGTGATAAAGGAATAGCACTTGTAGTAGATAATGCTTTTAAAGCAGATAATGATTTATTTAATGATGTGCCTCGTCTATACTTCTGGTGCATTTGTTCATCTACACCATCTACATCAATAACCATTGATAATCTTCTACCACAATATTTTCCTAGTCTTTTGTAAAAATCTTCTTTACGAATACTGCCGTTTGTAGTTATTATAACTTTTGCATTTGAATTATCCATTATGTAATACACGATAGACTCTATGTCTTTTGCCATCAAAGGGTCGCCATATGTACCACAAAAACTATATTCTTTCATATCATTTAAAGTATTTTTAGGAAAATAATTTTTAAAATCTAATAAAGACCAAGTTGTCAATGGTAAATTTTTAGCTGTATGTAAACCAAATGGTGATGTTCTTTGACATTGTGGACATCTAGCGTTACATAGATTTGTTAAATTTATGTCTGCTACTTGTATCAAAATAATGTTGCCCTTCTACTATGTCTAAAGTAATCTAATTTTTCTTTTGAAAAACACCAAACGTTTTCAATATATATTCTATTCATAAACTCTGCTTTTTCTGCGTCACTCTCAAATAGTTTATCTGATTTAGGTCGTTGCATAATTCTCATACCTATTTGTCCTACAAAGTTATCTTTTAAACTATCAACAAGTTCATCGCTACTATAATATCTTTTGTTTTTTATATTAGGGTCCATGATGTTTACAAACATATGCTTTGATCTCTCAAAACTCTTTTGAGCGACAGGTAAATAAAAATCATCACGCCATTTAGAATACTCATCAAACTTATGCCATGATTGATTTTCTTCTTTTTCACCACCCTCGTTATACCTTTCTGTAGAAAAGTATGGTGGACTTGTAAATGCACAATCTATATTATTTATCTTATCCCATGGTAAGTCTTCAGCACCACAGTTATAGATAGTTACTTTTTTAGGTTTAGATAAGAAACTATTATATGTTTCTACTTGTTTTAAATATTGTTTGTATGTATTAGGGTTAGGATCACAACCTATATATTCTTCAGCGTCACTAGTAAAGAAGCCTGCAAGTCTATCGCCCCAGCCACATGATGTATCTAATACTCTTTTAGCATTTGTCATTTGATAGATTGTCTTTGCTACATTAGGTTTAAATTGTGTTGCGATATACGTACCTAATCTAAACGCTGACATGTAACTCTTATCATCTAATCTACCACCTCTTAATTCTATTTTGTTATCTACTTCAACAGGTTTCATACCATTGATACCACGCCATATAGGACCTAGACAACGCCATATGTCTTTTGCTGTACCATTCTCCCATACATCTATAGGTGCTTTGAAACCAAAACTACCACAATTCAATCTTAAATGTTGATGAAAGTAATTTGATATATTATTAAAATTAGATGGTGCGTCTATGATACCTAGACCATGGTCTTTAAAATTATATTTGTAATCATCATACTTTTCTTTTACATTTTTTTCTAGTACTTCTATAGGTTTTACAAACTCCCATACATCTTGTTTCTGTAAGGATTTAAATGCCTGACGCATTGCTTCATGTGAAATCTCCTTTAGAGGAAACTTTGGTCTATTGTCTGCAATATACTGTGCCAAATCTTCTCTAAATTTTTCTTTACCTAAATCGTTAGTGACCGTTTCAAAGGTCTGTTGATCCATTACAGGTAATTTATTCTCATCTGCATATTTACTTAACTGACTCATCATTCCATTTCTTTAATAATATTACTACAAAACCATATATCATTATAACACATAATATTGCTAATGTCAATTCCATTTATTTACCTCATTTCCCCAACTATCCCAACCTTCTCTTTGTTGTCTAGCAAACAATTCTATGTATGGGCCTTGTAATAGATTCTCTATATGATTATACATAACATCTGGTTTACGACTATGTTCTCTACGTTTTTCTACAACTAATTGAGGTACTGATTTACTAACACGTTGTGGTTTACCTTTTGTTGCAAGTAAACACATTTCAGGATTACCTCTAGTCCAGTAACCTAGACCTGTAAAAAATCCATCTGATTTCTTATTTGTTTTCGCCCATGTAAAGGCTACAGTTTTGTACTTGAAACCCCAAGCATTAATTACTTCAAATGCTTTGTCTAATAAAGGATCAATAACCCACATTAATAATACTGCATTGTCATTTGCTATATTGTTTACAGGCATATTGCATATGTCTTTGAAACTCATAACGTTATAATGTTTTTCAGGACTTCTATCTTTGCCTTTATTAGAATACGTTTTAAACGACCACGGTGGGTCTGCGTATATTACATTATACTTTTTAGATATATCCATACCAGTAGTGTCATAATTAAAAATGTTGTTGTTTTTATATTTGTCATTGCAATGCGTTGACCTGCTTTAACAGCTAGAAAAATTGTCAAATACAATAACATCATTGATTCCATCATCCGAAAAATGCCTCTAGTGTTGCCTCACGTTCTAACTTCCACCCTATAGAGTCAAGTATAAACCTCAACGGATCGGTAAATGTTTTTTCAAATTGCATATCATAATCAACATACTTGTGTAAATCAAATTCATATGGTATCTTTGTAGAAAAAGATATTACGGTATCTTTAACTACATTCGGTTGTTTTAACATCAAAAATTTAATCTTATCACCATCTTTTATTATAGGATATTTAGCAGATAGTTTGTGTTTGTATATATTATGATTGTATATTAAGGCGCCTTTTACATGAATAGGTGTACCTTTGTTATAGATGTTTGATGAGTTAGTATATTTGCCAAGGTTGTTACATGATCTAGGAAAGGCAACCTCTTCTGGCGATAGTGATTTAAATACTTCTTTAAAGTCTGTTACAAACTTAATCAATGCGTCTTCGTTATCATTCATAATCACACGAATAGCGTCTTTAATTTTGCCACGGCATACTTCAGGTGTAGATGATTTAACTGCTTCAACACCCATAATTTTTAGTTTAGGTATATCAAATCTAATACCTTCTTCATCAAATACATTCATCATATATCTTTTTTTAGCAACCCATATACCTTTGTTAGCAATTGCTTCTCGTTTCATAATCATTTTCTGTTGATAAGCATTTACATATTCTGC